GACAGCGCGGTGTCTGAGACGGCCCACATGAGTTCGACGTAATCGTTGGCCTGCAGAGAGAAAAACTCCGACGCGGTGATTGTCGCAAAACCATTGTTGCTGTCCACCGATACGAGCGATGTGCTGTTGGCGTAGTCCGTTGTGCCGTTTCGACGGAACCAGACGCGTGCGTTTTTCGGCGACGAATTGGTCGACGTGAGCTGATACCGTACCGTGAACTGATACAGACCAGACTGCGGCACCGTCAGTTGCGTCAGCGGAGACCCCGCCAGCGTCACGCCCTCAGCAATCTCTGTGGTGTCCAGCGCAATGGCGTAAGCCGTGTTTGTCAGCGCTGCCGTCAGATTGGTCGTGCGCGAGAACTCGCCGTAGTACTTCTGCTGCTCAATCGTCGGCCGCACGAAGATGTCGCCCGCAGTGGCGCTGCTGATCAACACTGCGGCCATCGGGATCACGTTGTCTGGTGCGGTGGGCTTGACGTTGGTCAACGCCCCGGCAACCGTTGGGCTGGCGTACAGGATGTCACCCACGCTGAACGCGCTGGTGTCAATGCCGCTGACGTTGCCCCAGACGCAGCACAGGCCCGTAGCGCCGCTGTCCGGCAGATCCTCGGCCATAATGCCTAGGATGTACAGCGACGGCGACGAGCCGTCGGCTAGGTACGGCGCCACCGACAGCACGTTGTTCGACCCCACGCCCGCAAAACCAACGACGGTGCCCTTGGGGATCGTAGAGCCCGTGACGTTTTGCACCACGGTGTACTGCAGCAGCGCCGCGTTTTCGATGGACGACTGCAGCAGTTGGAAGAACCGAAACCACGCGCGCGTGGCCAGCGCACCTCGATCTACAACCGGGTCGCGCTGAGACGGTACGCGCGGCGCTAGATCCATCTCACGCGCTCGTTGGGGTCGCGGACAACTCCGCACCCATGATGGCAATCTTTACCGGATCTGTGCCGCTGATCTCGTACACGCGATCCCGCAGCTTGGTCGTCATGCCGAGGCGGCGCCAGATGACGCGCTTGCCGTACTCGCCGAGCTTGCCCATGCTGGCCCAGTGTTCGTTGCTCCAAGTGTGGCCGCCGTCGTCGGACCAGCGGAGCATGACTTGGGCGGGATCTGGAAGAAATCTTTCGAAATATGTCGCCCTAAGATAGTAAAGAGAGACGGATGGTGCCGTGGGCGACGACAAATCTGCCAAGCCGCCAAGAGTAATGTATGTGGTGTTTGTTGTTGGCGTAAAAGTTACACTAACTTCGCCGCTGTCTGATTGCAAATCATACGGCAACGGATAAGATACATATTCGCTTGAATTTGCCGACAACCCACATCTTATGTAACCTGTTCCAGCACTTGCGACGCTAAATCGAAAAACAAAAGTAATTTTTTTGTTTGCTGGAGATGTTAAAACATAAGATGCGTATAGATTTGTTGGGGATGTAAATGACGAAACGTACAAAAGCGCTGGCGTTCCAATGGAAACGTCAACAAAAGACGATGGGCCGGCGGTCCATGCAAGAGCGGCAGATGGTGAAAACGGGAAAAACAAATTTGCTGCAACTATTGGCTTAAGTAACTGGTCGGTTGTTCCGGTTTCGCAGTCCAGTTGCAACATGTGTTGCGCCGTGCGCTTTAGATTGTTCTGCCCCGTAGGCAACGCGCGCCAGGACCGCAACCAACGCTGCGCATCTTCGTTATCGTCGTACACATCGGAATCAAACACATACAGATTAGCGTTCTCCCAGTCCCCCACCAGCACTTCGCCGGCAAAATTTGCTTGGCAGTTGCTCCGGTGCCGGCGATACTGCACGCCGTCCCAGTACGCCCGCTCATGCCACGCCCCAGTGGCAACGTCAAACACCCATGTCGCGTTAGCCGTCGGGAACGTCAGCACATAGAACGAATGCCCGTCCTGCTGGTATGAATAGCCGATGGCGTCGTTCAGCACGTTGTACTGCTGGATCTGCCACTCAATGGCGTGCGTGCTGACGCGCTGGGCGTTGTAGCCTTGGTTGCGGTACACGATGCCGTTGCCGCGGGCGTCAGAACCCAGCCAGAACACGGCGTTATCCAGCTTGGCCACGCTGTAGGGCGCAAGGCAACCAGTCTCCATAAACGCGCCATCAATACGCGCAAGAGGAAAATCCGCTATGCCTGCGTTGTACCAGACCTCCACAGTGTTGTTGCCGAACAGCCAGACCTCACGGTGGTCAACCATCAGCGACACCACGTTGTCGGGGTTGCCCTCAGCGCTGGCAAAGTCCAGCGGGTCGATGGCCGCGCCGTCGTTCAGCGACGTCACCCAGAAGCGCTGGCTGTTGGGCTCGTTGAACACGAAATACCCGTCCAGATAGCCCACAGTGACAGCGCCAGGAAAGTCCGGGTCTGTGATCTGCCCGAACACGCCCGTGCTGCTGTTGTAGATGAATGCGTCGGGGTTGCACGCCACGAACAACTGGGTGCCGTTGTCGGACATGCTAACCGGCCCGCTGCCGTTAATCAGCCCCAGTTCCGTGGCCGCAAAGTTCCCATCCACGCGATACAGTTTGCCGCCAGACGCGACATACAGGAAGTCGCCGAACTTCCACATCCCCCGAATCGGGCCTTGCCCCACTGTGGCCACCAGCCGCAACCCAGGGCACCGCTGCAAGAACGCAGGCTCTTTGCCGGCCTCCGGCACGATTTCCGGAAACAGGTTGACCATGCGGCTGTCCGCAGCATTGACGCTGCGGGCCACATAGGATGATCCAAGCACTGGCGTTTTCACGTCGGCATACCCGTGTAGACGTTAAAGCGCTGCATCCTGCGGTTGATCAGGTTGTACGGCAGGCTCATCAGATCGTCAGGGTTGTTGATGCGCTTGAGGTTGCGTTTGGACGCCATCGCAATCCGCATCACCGTGGGCGGTGGCTCAACGCCAAACTCGTTGGCGATCTCAACGGCCAAGTTGTACTTGAAGCACCGCAGATAGCCTGGCGGGAACGCCAGCGTGGTGTTCAGCAGCGCTGGCTGCGACAGTTCTTGGACGCTGACAATGTGGTACTCCAGCGCCTTGGTGGCTACCGGGTACACGGTCATCGTAATGTCAGGGTAGGTCATGTTGGTGAACATAACCTGCGGGTACGTCGAACTGTTCGTCTTCAGCGCGATGCCGTTGTACTGCTGCTGGTTGATGAATACCAGCCCGAACGAGATCCCAGACTCAGGGTCGCGGAAGTACGTTGAGGGATCCAGCATCACAGGCCGGTTGCCGACAAAGTTGCCGCTCGGCCCCAGCGTTTGCGTAGCCGTGTTTGCCGGCCACGTGAAGACCTGATCCTGCGTCGAGAACACCGACAGGCGTTCGATCGACCAGGAGTCAATCATCTGGTTGAGCGCCGCAAGAGCATCTTGCGACGTTTCGGCCGACGGGGTTTCACCCTCGGCCAGTTGACCAATCAGCCTTAACGCTGCATTGATCTGGTCACCCGCTGTGGTGGACATCGGCAGACTCCATACGCCTGCGCCTGATCATGCGGTTCACCGGAAACTCGGGCTCGGACTCAGGCGCTCCCGGAGTATACCGCTCCCATCCGTTCTGCTCGTCGTATTCTGCTTCCAGATCCAACGTGGCAATTTTGTAGCCGTGGACGGGGTGCTTCAAGTAGATGGTTGCCATAGGTCGCCTCCGGGCTGCTGCCGCAGGTACATGTGGAAGTTGCCGGGATACGAGCGGTCGGCGCTGTGGTGGTCGAGTTGCAGGTCTGGCACCAGCCAAGCGTCTCCGCCCATTTCTTCCCAGCGCCGGCAGAAGGCGTAATCCTCGCCCCACCACACACCTTTGTGCGCGCCGTGATTGAACAGATCCACGCTCAGGCGATACTTCTCGCCGTAGCACAGATCCGGGTAGGCGGTCATAAAACGGTCCACAGCGGCCGTAGTGACCTTTAGAAAACCCGCAGGTAGCAGACGCGCTTTAATCGCGCCATCGGCCCGCACAACTGGCGTGCCTGCATGCGTGCTGTGGATGGTGCCCATGTAGGACACCTCGTCAGCTTTGAACCGATAGGTGCCGCCAACGACGTCGCCTTCGGTCTGCACCAACTTCAGCATATCGGCTGGTCGCCAAGACAGGTCGTGGTCGATGAAGACCACGATGTCCGCCTTGGCATCCAGCGCTTTGCGCAGCATGGTTGCCCGTGCCGCGCTGATGTATGGGTTGCCTACTTCGTTGACCATCCCATGCTCAATGCCAGCGGCATCAAGCAATGGCAGGGATGCTTCCAGACTGTCAAGGCACTGCTGGTAAGGCCGCTTGACGGTCGGCACGCAGAAGACAACCCTCGGCATTACGCCGCGCCCTTCCACAGGCCCAGGCCAGTCAGCGTGGCAGCAACTTCGGCATTGAAAGCCGCTTGGTTGCTGACGACGCTGGCCCACGACGTGGCAGAAACCACAGACGCGGCCTGGATGGCGGCCGCACGTTGCGCGGCCGGCGTGGCGCCGTAAAAACCCAGCGTGCCGGTGGCCGAAGACTGCACGGCCACGGGTTGGCCGGCGCGACCGACGTTCAGGGTTTCGGCGGTGTTGCCGTCGCCGATCTGTTCGCCGTCACCGATTTTCGGAGCAGAGAAAGTCATGATGCAATTCCTTTCTGGCGCTTACGCGCCGCCTTTCCACAAGCCGAGGCCAGTGAGGGTGGCGTTCACTTCGGCAGCCCAAGCAGCCAGATTGGAAGCCACGGAGATGTAGGACGAAACCGAGACGACCGAGGCCGCTTGGATCGCCGCTGCGCGTTGCGTGACGGGCGTGGTCCCGTAGAACCCGACGGTGCCGCCGGCTGCGCCGACGATTGCACCATCGAGTTGCTGGTCCTCGTACGCCACACCAATGGGCTTGGTGTTCGGCATGTCGATTACCCCCAGAGACGAACAGCCATCTGCGGCCGGATCACGGAGTAGCCGTACAGGACGTCAATACGACACGGCATCCGGTCGTTGTTGATGTCGTACTGGCGCACGATCCGCATCGAGATGCCGTTGTGGACCTTGCGCGAGGCCATGTCCACACCCTGCGGCAGCAGCAGGTCAGCAGTCGCAAACGTGATCGCATCCTTGTGATAGATCAGGTTTTGCGCGTACTGGCCAGCAGCAGAGCCCAGCATCGTGATGTCGGCGTTGTCGGCCGGGAAGCCGGTCACCGTGGCCAGCGCGTGCGACGAGGTGTACAGCGCCGGCGCAAACTTCAACGTGCCGCTCGAAGATCCGGTCAGATCCTCGGTCACCACGAACTGCTGCAGCGAGCCGGTGGACTCACGCGTCTGCGGGTTGACCGCATACACGCCTTCCATCGTAAACACATCACCAACTTTCCAAGTCTTGGCCGACCCGGTGAAGGTGATGTTCACCTGCGAAGTGCCCTGCGTCGAGATTGTGCCGTCCACTTCGATGGCAGTACCCCAATCGCCGTTGGTGTGCTGCTT